GTTCCAATAACAGCATATTTAATACCTTCTCTATTAACCATGTGATGTAAACCCCTGGCTGCACCCGTTAATTTACTATCTCCTAATTGACTCCAACCGCCTATCTTCTCTGGTGTACCATATCTAAAACGTACGTTTTCACCGCCAGTCCACTCAGACTCGGCTCCTGTAGATGTAACTTGTTTGTTGAATCCTGGTAAAAACCCTAATTTTTGTAACATATAAATCCTTATAAAGGAGACAGTAGGTATGGTGGATTACTGTCTCCATTATAGGGATATATCATTGTTTAAACCAAGATGGAAGACCTAAATGCAAACGTTTGTCAAACATATTATCTTTAGACCCTAAAGTTTTTCTATTGTTATAGTGAAGAAATACTTGAGCACAGTCCTTACCCTTAAATTTTTCTCTCCAATGTTCTAAATCACAACCAAGATATATTAACATATCTCCTGGTTTTAAATCTACTTTAATTCCTTTACTGTTTTCAGATACATAATTACCATCTTCTTTATAAAAACCTTTTGTAGAATCCAATTCTAAATAAATAGGCCAAGAATCTCCACCTAAATTCATAGTAGTTGATATCTCACAACTAAATCTATCTTTATGTCTTTTAAGTTCATCTCCTTTTTTATAAATTCTTGCATATGTATAAGAGGGGTATAATTTTAATCCTGTAGTCTTTTCCATAATAGGTTGACACTTTAACATTAAAGTCTCCATAGCAATATCCGAATAATGACAATAGGTTTCTGGTACCTGGTCATTTTTATTTTCATAGTGACCGATAATATTTTCAAAAGGTGAAATGTATCTAGCCTTACGACAGGTATCTAACACTTGTCTTTTCATATGAAAGTAATTATATAAAAATAAAGCTAAATCTTTATCTATTGCTTGTTTTATAATTACGTATTTATTTTTCTTAAACATCTTTAGCCATTTCTTTTGGTATTGCTTGTATATTCCAATGTATAAATCTAAAAGGTTCAATACCATAATCCATTGAAAACTCATGTTCTAGATATCCTGGAAAAATAAGTAGCGTTCCAGGTTGTGGTTTAAAATGAATTAAATCATCTCCATTTAACATTTTTGTTAATCCATTTTTCATTTTTAATTTTGTAGCTCTGGCTCCTGTTCTTGGTTCGTGAAATACTGGTATAGATGTTTTGTTACTACATTTTAAAAAATAAAAACCTGATACGTGTTGATTCCAATGCACGTGTGCAGAATGATGTCCACCACCTTTTTTAGCAAACTCTTGTACCCACATTTCACTAAATAGTGTTGTGTATTGTTCCATATCATAACCTTGATGATCTAAATACTCCCAAGACTTTTGACCTATATAGTTTCTAAAATCTAAAAAATCATTATCTGCCATAAGAGGTGTTGAATGATATGATCTTCCAAAGTCGCCAAACTTTTTTATATGTGCTTTAGCTTCTGGAAAATTTCTAGCAGCTTTAACATATTTGTCAGATGCTTTTGTTAATGATTTTACAAATTCTGGTTTTTGTTCAGACCAAATAGATGTTTTAAAATATTCACTTATATTCATATTATTTAAATGGATATCCTAAGTTCCACATTACTAGTGAATATCTCGTTCCTTTCGTTATGGGTTTAACTCTATGCCACACAAATGATGGAAACACAATAATAGATCCTTTAGGCAGTATCTCTTTTACTTGTTTTAAATGTTTAACTTCGTCTCTCATATGAGGATCATAGTTTCTAAAATCAAATTCTAATTCTCCACCTTCATATTCTGAACCATCGGTTAATTGACAAGTCATAGATAGTTTTCTAATCTTACCAAAGTCGGGTCCTTTTTTTTCATAAGGCTTATCCCAAGAATCACAATGCCAATCATAATATTGATTGAGTTTATATTTTGTAAACTGACACGATTCAGATCTATCCCATTCATAATTCCAACCTGCAGATTTATTAGCTCGATGAATGTAAGGGTGTAGTTCTTTATAAATCCAAGTATCATTTAACCAAACTAGATCAGAGTTTCTTTTTCTTTTTATATCTCTAATTTGATCTTTAGTTAATTTTTTATTACCATAGCCACCTGTTCTTGCCATAGTTTCTGATTGTGATAATCCATGTTTTATAATGTCATCACATAATTTTGGTGGTATTACACCATTAAAATACCAGTAATAATTAGATATATTCATAAGTTATTGTTTGCACAACGTTTAATGAATCTTTTTGATTGTTGGTTAGGTAATACATATTCGTTGATGGAAACATAATAAACATATTATTTTTAAGTTCTATATCCCAACTTCTTCCTTTACGTCTGTTATCTTCATAATGTATTCTAACAAAACAATCTTTAACTTTAACGCCGTAAAGCATAGTAAAGTCTGGAGAGTTACGTAGATCTATCGGATCAATATTTAATAAAGGAATTGTTGTCTCATTGGGTTTATAGATATTTCCCCAAGTTAATTTGTTAACTAAATTAATACCGTGTTCAAGACCAATAAAGTCTCTTATATAAGTATTTAACTTATCATAAGTTTTTGAAAATTGTAATTTTTCATTAGTTAAATTAGAGTGTAAAATGTGATGAGCTAAGTCAACTCGATCTATTTCCCAATGTTTTGGCATTGAAACATCACCAAAATAAATTGACTGTTCTGTTAAAACTTTCTTTTGCATACCACCACCATTTTTAATTTATGCGTTAATGTCTGTCAAGTCCCAAGTTGTATTAGTTTCATTCCAAACGTAAGACCAAGAATGAGTAGTAGGTATTGCAGGAATAGCATTTTTATCTGCTGGTGTACTTTGTAAAATCTGTTCAGCTGTTAGTTCTGGTGCATCACCAATAGGTGATTTCCAAGAAGCTGATGCATTATGTTTTACCCAAGATGCATAAGGTTTTTTAGGCCAGAAAATATTATCATTTTCGTTCCAAGTATAACCTATACCTGCATAATTTCCTCTAAATGGTGTGCCACCACTATTATGTTGATTATTTTTTGTATTGTAAGATGTTTGAACCCACATTTGTGCGGGCCAATTATTATGTGTCTCTAAGTATTGTTGTCCTATTGTTTCATTTTCAACGCCATCAGCGTTAAGCATGTCAGAATTATTTAAAGTTAGTACTGCAAGTACTTCTTTTGTTTCTGATATTTTTGCAAAATGTGCCATAATTTTTACCTATTGAAATTTGTACCTTATTATTACTATACCTGAACCACCATTTGCACCATTTGCTGCTCCTCCAGGACTGTTTCCTCCACCAGAACCTGCACCACCACCACCACCGGTGTTACCTGTTCCTGCTGTTCCATTACTATTCGGTCCACCACCTGGGGGACCACCAAAACCTCCGTTTCCACCGCCACCTGTTCCACCTGCTACATTACCTGAATTACCTCCAGCTTTATTACTTCCACCGCCACCACCACCTCTAGCAACTGATGATCCGTTTATTGATGTTGATGTACCTGCACCACCTGTTTGATTAATACTTCCTGAAGTACCAGCATCAAGTGCTCCACCACCGCCACCACCTGCATCACTTGCTGCAGTAGGTGATTGAGGAACACTAGTAGCTCCATTTTGCCCTTGAGCAGGACTAACGGGAGGAGTATTACCATTTCCGCCAGGGCGCGCTGTATGTCCACCACCACCACCTGATCCACCAGGTTGTCCGTCTCTAACTGGGGGACTATTAGTTCCAGTTCCACCTCTTCCACCACCTGTTGAAGTTATTGAACTAAAAATTGAATTACTTCCATTAGTTCCTGCAGATGGTCCTGGTCCACCATTTCCGCCACCACCCACTGTAATTGTATAAGCTTGTGCTGGAACCGATAAAGCTACTGCTGGAGATGCTCCTAAGGGAGAAACTGAATAACTTCCAGAAGCTGTTCCTGGAGATTCTCTATAACCACCGGCTCCACCTCCACCTCCTGCACAACCACCGCCACCACCACCACCACCTGCTAGTACTAAATAATCTACTGTATTTGCACCTGCCGCAGTTCCAGCACATGAAACTGTAAAAGTTCCCGGTCCTGTAAATGTGTGTACTTTAAAATTTGTATCAACAGTCGTTATTGTTCCACCTGTTGCTACAATAAAAGGATTAGCAGAACCACCACCAGCACCAAATCCTAAGACCTGATAGCCAAAAGATTTACCTTTTTTAGATTGTATATTTTTTGTGTTCTTACTTGATATAAGTTTATTTTTTAAATCTC